TATGATCAGAATATGAGTTGCCACCTGACATTGTTGGCATATCAAATACTTATTCACATTGCAGTGGCATCTGGAAATTACACTGACGATGATATCAAGATTATGCAAGGTATCGCGACTGATGTGTGTTTCCCAGTGATCAATTTGAATGGGGAACTGATGCAGATGCATGGGACTAATCCTTCGGGACAAAATCTCACTGTCTACGTCAATTCCATTGTTAATTCTTTATATCAGAGATACATATATTATGCCATCTATCCGATGGATCAGTATACTGGTGTTTTTCAAGATCATGTTGCTCTAACTACATATGGTGATGATAACTTAATGAGCGTGTCGAAAGACCGTCCATACTATAATCACTCAACGATGCAAAAAGAGTATGCAAAAATTGGTCTTACGTATACCATGGCAGATAAGGAATCTGAATCTGTTCCGTATTTACCTCTAGAAAAGACTGACTTTCTGAAGCGTAAGAGCAGATTTGATCCCAACTATGTATTTGAAGAAAATGGACAGCAGTATGAAGGCATGTACTTAGCGTTGTTAGATGAAACAGCGATTTTTAAGTCTTTGCATTGTAATGCCATTTCTGCTTCTGCCACTCGTGATGAGGTAGCTCTCAGTTGTTTGGAGAGTGCTATGTCTGAGTGGTTTCTGTATGGAGAAAGTGTGTATGAGGCCCGGAGGAAACAGATGACCCACGTTGTGGAGTTGATGGAGTATCAAAACTTGATAGGAACAACTCTAATGCCATACAGCGTGCGGGAATCCCTCTGGATGGAAAATTATGGCATCAAAAAGCTAGCGCCCTCTTGCTTAAATCCTACGGGGAATGGGGCACCAATTGTCACTGATTTACCACTCTTAGAAATGGGGAACCAAATTTCTGGAGGAGGAAATGACAGTTGAAGTTTTAATGGAACCGTCACCCAGTTCGCGGTTATTGGACTGGTATAAAACTGACGTAAAACCGAATGTGACCACTACTCATACTTATAAAATATTAACGGCTAGATGCCCCCCAGGTACTTCTGAACCAGAGGGGTTTACGTTTCAATCAGATAAGAAATATGTTTCCGAAGTGGAAGATGCTCACGCCATGCAACAACAAACACAGTTGATAGGCGATGTAACTGAAGATAAGGAAACATCCAATGTGTCAAAGGAGCGAACGTTTGCGGAAATTGATTACGCAGACCAACGTCTAGCAGGTTTTCTCTACCGTCCTGTCAAGATTTTTCAGACAGAATGGGCAGTTGGAGACAACTTGTATGACATTTTTGATCCTTGGACTTTATATATGACACATCCATTTATTATTAAGAAAGTCCAAAATTACCGTTACTTTAAAGCTGAACTTTGTGTTAAAGTAATGTTGAACGGGAATCCATTTTATTATGGAAGGGCATTTATGTCCTATAATCCTTATGGCTTTGCCACTAGAGATCCAACTAGGCTAGGCTATCTCTCAGTAGATAATATAGAGAGATCGCAGAGACCTCATGTAGATATAAATCCTACAACATCCTCCGGTGGTGAAATGATTTTGCCATGGGTTTATCCCACACCAATGGCGTCGTTCGATTCAGATCTAAAGAAGATCGGACGAATCACCATAGCATCATACCAGCGATTAGAACATGCAAATGTTAGTACTACTCCGCTGAGTGTTACCGTACTTGCGTGGTGCAAGAATGTGGATCTTGGAGGTCCCACGAATGTGCTACGCTCGGAAGCTAGTGATGAATATGGTGATGGTATTATATCAAAACCCGCCAAGGCAATTGCACGAATGGCTGGAGCTTTATCAAAAGTGCCC